CGTTGATCTTGGAGTAATTGAACGCCATGAATACGTCAAGCAAAAACAAATGCTTGATAATTCCAGTATAGGTAATATCTTCTTTCAATTAAAGACCATCCGAATGGCAATCGAAAAGATTGCTGAAGAAATTAATCAAGGAAACACCCATCCTCGTCTATTTGAGGTATTTGGTCAGTTACAGGATAAATTAACTAGCGTTGTAAAAACTCAGGCTAATTATATGCTGTTTCTAGAAGACACCTACAAGAAAATGAATCAGGACGTTGAACAAAGAGAGGGCAGCGGAGACAAACAGAATAACCGATCTCTACCTGCTGGTTCAAATGAATACTATATAACCGCTGGCACAAAAAACTTAATAAAGGAAATTGACGCAATCGAAGTTGATGAGATCGAAGAAATTGATACTCGTCACTTAACTCATCCTTCAAAAAAGGCAGAAGTCATGGTGGAAAGAGGTCTTTCCAATGTAATAATTGAGGAAGAAGAAGAGGATGATTTTTCAGATGATGTCAATTCATTAATATGAGAGATTTTATAGCAAATAGTGGAGGCCGAACTCAAATGAAGCTTTCTAACTTGGATCAGGAGAATAATGCAATCTGGACAACACTAAAAGTTCAACAGTTATTGGATGATTTTGAAAATGGTGTGATTGATATTAAGACAATCAAGAACTCACCGTTTAAAGATAATGATCCAGTTTGGAAAAAGGCTAATATTGTTTTTGAATATACTCCTGAAGAACTTGAAGAGTGGAGACGGTGCAAAGCCGATCCAGTATACTTTGCTTCTACCTATGCACAAGTAATGACTGAGGACGGTATCCAACAAATTACGCTTAGGGATTACCAAGAAGAAATTATCAAATCATTTAAGGACAATCGATTTAATTGCCTAATGGCATCACGTCAGATTGGTAAAACGGTAATGTCCGGCGTATTCATTGCATGGTACCTAATATTTCACACTGATAAAAATGTGTTAGCTGTAGCCAACGTTGCATCAACCACCAAAGAGGTATTAGACAAGATTAAGTCAGTAATTGAGAATCTACCGTTTTTCCTAAAACCCGGCTGTATTTCAAACAACGTAATGTCAATGAAATTTGATAATGGTTGTAGACTAATTGGTCGTACAACCACTAAAAATACGGGTATTGGTTTTACGATTCACGTATTGTACATTGATGAGTTTGCTCACATTAATCCATCTTACCTAGACTTCTTCTATCGAGCGATTTATCCAACCATTTCAGCTTCCACCAATTCCAAGATTATAATAACGTCAACTCCAAATGGAATGAACCGTTTCTATGAAATCTATATGGATGCAATGAACGGCAAAAATGCATACGTGCCATTGCGTGTAGACTGGTGGCAGGTACCTGGCAGAGACGATGAATGGAAGAAGATGACAATTGCCAACTTAGGATCTGAAGAAGATTTCAATCAGGAATATGGACTACAGTTCTTCTCATCAGATAAGTTACTACTTCCGTCAAAAGATCTAAAGAAAATATTCACGCTACAAACGTCATACGTCACCCCAGAATGGGCGCAAACCCCAGATCATTTAGACATATTAGATGGCTTCTCGGTTCACCCTAACTTTAGTAAGTTTACACCAGATGATATTCGAAATGATGGTAATACATACATATTCTCAGTCGATACTGCTTCTGGAGTAGGTCGTGACTATTCAGTAATTAATATCTTTAAGTTAACGGCTTTGCCATTTAAGTTGCTAGATCAAGTCAAGGATTTTATCAAGAACGAAGGCGATTTCTTTGGACTTGTGCAAATTGCAACATTTCGATCTAATAAGAAAGAAATTAATGAATTTACTAATGTACTTGAATACTTAACGTATAATATATTCAATCATGAAAAGGTTAGACTCTTAATTGAGCTTGATCATAAAGGCGATTATGTAATGGATAAGCTTGAGCAGAACGAGGAATTTTGGCCTGGTCAGTTAATACATTCTAAACACACAATTTCGTCTACCACTTGGAAACCAGGTCTAAAGATGACTGAAACTAATAAAACTAAATACTGCGAACGATTTAAGTACTTAACTGCAGTTAATAAGATTTTGCCAAATGAGTTCAAGACAATTCATGAGCTTGGCGCATTCGGTAAATCATCAAATGGTACATATAGAAGTCAAAATGGAAACGACGACTTGGCTATGACATGCGTATCAACATCAGCATTCTTTGAATCCCCTAATTTCTGGGAACTTGTGAATGAGGAGCTTGACCGCTTGCCTGGCGATTACCTTGAAAAGGCATACGCTACTTACTTAGGTGAAGCCTATTTGGGAAATACCCAAACATACGATCACGGAATTCTTAGAGAATTAAATGCAACTCCGGAAATTAAAAAACCTGGAGCAACAAAGAGGTTTGATGATAGTACAGTTGACAAATACAAGCAGGCAATGTCTGCTTTCTATGGAAATAATTCAAAAAGAGAATGAGATACGACAAGTTATTAGACTTCGATTATGAAGATAATAAAAAACAAATATTCGACCAGATTGTATCTCACATTGAGGCGGCAACCAAAGAAAAACGCCCACAGATTTACATCAAAAAATTAATGATAGTTGACGATGAGGTAGACGTCATTGCTGAACGTAGAGATTGGCCTGACTGTTTAACTAAAGCCCTAACCTTTTACAAACAACTTGAGGACTATGAGTCTTGTGCAAAGTGTCAAAAACTACTCGATAAGATAGTTTCCTCAAATAAAAAATCCAAAACTAAATAATGGCAGAAAGATTAACTAAGAGAAAGACCCAGTCTCAGAAGCTTGAACTATCTGAAAAGGACTTACGCCAAATTACACTAAAGCCTTCTCAGCAGGAGTACTTACAAAAGATTATGACAAATGACATTACCTTTTGTTATGGCCCTGCTGGTACAAGTAAAACGTTTACTGCAGGTTTAGCCGCTTTACAATTATACCTAGCCGGTAAAATTAAAAAGATCATTCTAACCAAACCTATCCAAGAGTCCGGAGAGAAGCTAGGGTTTCTTCCTGGTGAAATTAAGGATAAAATTGATCCATTTATGGAAAGTTATCGTTCAAATTTGGTAAAATTATTACATGATCCAAATTGTGTTGGTTGGCTTGAATCTACCGGAGTTATTGAATTTAGACCATTGGCTTATATGAGAGGCGCAACCTTTGATAATTGCTTAATGATTCTAGATGAGGCTCAGAATGCTGACTTTAAACAACTTATGCTGTTCATTACAAGAATGGGTAAAGACTCTAAAGTACTTATATGCGGTGACGTAAGCCAATACGATATTGCAAAGAGTAAAGTAGCTTTACCAGAATTTATTTCTTTGCTTGAGGGCATTAACAATTTGGGAATACATAAGTTTGAGGATAGTGATATTGTTCGTAACAAGATACTAATTCAAATAACCGAAAGATATGAGAAATGGAAAGCAAATAACCCGAAACACTTCAATTAAAACCAGTAAATGAGCGCTTACGACCTAATTAATAAACAATTAAATGACGAAATGCAGAGCCTTGCCGAGCTCATTAAAACTGGGAACTACACCGAACGAGACCGAAATAGATTAGCCTCAATCATGTATCCTAAATTAAAGTATTTCATTTGGAAATTCTTTAATGACCACGATGAGACTGAGGAGGTTTTGCACAATACCTTATTTAAAATATTTAAAGGCATTGCGTCCTATAGCGACGGATACCGATTCACAACTTGGATCTATACGATTGCAAAGAACGAGTCATTATTACACCAGCATAAATTAAAGGTACAATTTGCAACAAGTTTAGACAATCTATCAAAGCCATTAAACATACCAGATGATTCTCTTTATAATTTTGAAAAGGAGATTTACTTTGATAACCTCTATAATTTGACACAAGCTGAACTCACCGGTTTACCTGAATGTATTGAAAAATCAATTCTAATTGACAAGGAAATTAATCGAATGCGAGGTAATGAAATTGCTGAGAAATACGAGATGAATCTAAACACAGTTAAAACCAAAATACGAAAGGCTCGTAAAATGTTAAGAGAAGCCGTTTTATCCAAAAATCCAGAAATGGCTGATCGATTAAAAGAATACTTCTAATATGGGACTACTATCTTACTTAAATCCAGGCAAAGCCTATCAATCTGTGTCATCTCTAGTTAAAGATGTACGAAATTACCTGTACTATAAAAATAAAGTACAGACAATGGTAGACCAAGGTCTGCTTAGCCAACTTAAGGCAAGAACTGACTGGTTTAACCGAATTTATTATGTAATAAACTTAGAACCTGAAACACTATTAGCAACCGGTGACCTAACCGATCTTGAAAAGAGTCGAGTATTTGATTCTGTTGCAAAAATACAAGGTCGATTTGCTGACAATAACTTGGTTGAAATAGTCGAGATTACTACTAAACGAATAAAAAACGATGAGTACTATGCGTATTT